GTTTTCTTTTCTGTGGAAGGAGACAAATTTGATATCATGAGAGAATGGATGATAAGCGTTCTCACAGAAGATTACAAAATTGATGAGAATCTGGTGAAGAGGAGACTTTTGTCTCATTCCGAAATGATTGCTTACTATTCATTCATCGAGACTGAGTGCAAGCAACTTGAGAGGAGTTATGAGGACAAATTGTTGGAGAGGAAGAGAGTCTTGTTGTCACAACTTGAAGATGTTGGTGATATGGATCCTCTGCTTCAGCTTGATGCAATCAATGATTTTGCCAGGCGCAAAGTAGTGTCACAACAATTGGCCATGAAGGGCGAATTGAAGCAGATTGATGACCAGCTTAAGAAGATTGATTTGAAGAATCGTCTCAAACAGTACAATCAAGTTTTTACCAACTCAAGTGAAATGCAAAACTTGGTCGAAATCGAAGAGAAGGGAGATGATCTTAATGAGGCGATGAGTTCCTATGATTTGGCAAACCGCGTTGTTGCAGATCCTAACAATTTTTTTTCCCGTCCTGTTAAAATCGCCACAGTTTCTATTGAAAATGAGACCAACTATTTTAATTTCTTTTCGGTCTGGGAGCTTTTATCTAAGAATCCAGCTGTCCGCGCCAAGTTGAGGAACTATGCTTTCATGAGAGCGGATCTAGAAATTACCATCGATTTGTCAGCTTCTCCCTTTCATTATGGTAGAATTCAAGTGGCTTATGTTCCTATGCCACAGTCAAATCAAGTTGCTGAAGCATGGGTAACTGGTTCTGATTTTTCTAACATTCAAAAATGGTTGTCTCAGCAGAGGATTTGCTCTGTTATGGATATTTCATCAAACGCATCACTTGTGTTGAAAGTTCCATATATAGCATACACTCCTATACTGAGATTGTTTGCTACGAACACACCCTTGCCTGCTGCATCTTCGTTCCCTGATTTTGAACGAGGAGCATTGACTATTTCAACTTTGGTTGGTCCTTATACAGTAAATTCTTCTGCGCCTTCAGATTTGAGTTTGTATGTGTATGCGAGATTTGTCAATGTTACACTTGCCACTCTTACGGGTTCAGGCATGGAAGTTGAAACAAACTCGAGTGAAATGAAAACTGGTCCAGTTGAGAACATGTCCACATCGATGGCGGGAGTCATGTCATCTTTGGAAAGGGTGCCCATTATTCAACCATATGCGTCTGTTGGAAATCATGTTTTCAAATCCTTGGGCAAGTTTGCTTCTTTGTTCGGATGGTCAGTTCCCCGCATAGACCCAAGTGTTTCTTCACCTGAACTTGTGCACAACATTCCTTTGTTTAACAATTGCAATGTGATTGGTAGATCTTCCGCGCAGAAGATGTCATTGGAC